CTCAAGCTCAAGCTCCAGCCGCTAGGCCGGATCCTAAAGCCGAACAGTGGGCACAAAAGAATGATTGGTTTGGCGAAGATAGCGCCATGACCTATGCAGCATTTGGCATTCATAAAGAAATTGTTGAGTCGGAAGGTATTGACCCGAAGAGCGATGAGTACTATGATGTATTAGATAGACGAATGAAGGATGAATTTCCTCATAAGTTTAAAAACGGAGTTCAGAACAAGCGGCCCGCCCAGACGGTTGCATCTGTAAATAGATCCGTTGGAACTGGGCGTAGTAGTGGGAACAAGGTAAGGTTGACTTCAAGACAAGTCGCTATGGCGAAAAAACTTGGGGTTACTTTAGAACAATACGCAAAATACGTTAAGGAGTAGGATGATGGAAAAACAAGACGAACTGTTTGAAGGTTCTATTAAAAGAACTCCTCGCGCAACACAAACAAGAGAGAAGACGGTACAGCGTAAACCGTGGGCTCCACCATCCATGCTGGATGCACCTCCCGCACCAGATGGCTACAAACATCGTTGGATAAGAGCGGAAACTCGTGGCTTTAATGACACTAAGAATGTTTCGGCTAAAATGAGAGAAGGTTGGGAACTAGTTCGCTCAGATGAATATCCAGATTTTGAAGCCCCAGTTGTAGATTCGGGAAAATATGAAGGTGTTTTTGGAGTAGGTGGGTTAGTTTTAGCTCGTATGCCTGATGAAACCATTGCGGAAAGAACAGCTTATTTTAATGAAAGAAAGCAAGACCAGATGCAAGCGGTGGATCAAGACATGATGAGAGAGAACGCACATTCAACTATGACGATCAATCGACCTGATCGTCAGTCTCGTGTAACCTTTGGCGGTCCTAAAAAATAGGGCGGCCCCATTATAATGGAGAAAAATAAATGGCAAATCAAATAACTGCTGGTTATGGTCTTCGTCCAATCGGTAAGGTAGGCGGCAATGTTAATAACAATGCTGTTACTCAGTATGAGATTGCAAATGACTACACAACAGCTATATACAATGGTGGGATCGTTTGTCCCATTTCTACAGGAACAATCATCATTTCAGATGGTGCGATATCTCCTTTAGGTGTATTATCTGGAGTAGAGTTTGTAGACTCAGTTACTGGTAAAACTACTTTTAAGAACTATTGGCCGGGATCTAACAGCGTAAGCGTGGACACAGATTTTCCTGTGAAAGCATTCGTTCATGACGATCCTATGCAATTATTCGTAGTTGCAGCAGACGGCACTAATACTTCAAGAGCTGTCGCTCTTGCGGATGTTTTTGCTAACTGCGACATGGCGGCCTATAACGGCGGTAGCACCGCTACTGGTAGATCTAATGATACATTAGACATTAGCACCGGAGCTACTACAAACACTTTGGATATAAGGATTGTGGGACTTTACGAAGATGACGCTAACTCAGACTATTCTGCTTTAGGTCATCAGTACATCGTAAGGTTAAACGGTCATTATAATCTTAACACAAGCGCGGCGGTCGGTACCTTCGCCACAACAGGGATATAGAAAGGGTTTAGAAAATGGCTATTTCAAGAGCACAACTAGCAAAAGAGCTAGAACCTGGACTTAACGCACTGTTTGGTCTAGAATACGATCGTTATGAGAACGAGCATTCGGAGATTTTTGATGAAGAATCTTCAGATAGAGCGTTTGAAGAAGAAGTGATGTTAGCAGGCTTTTCAACTGCACCTTCTAAGTCAGAAGGCGGAGCGATTAGTTTTGATGACGCACAAGAAACCTATACTGCAAGATACTCACACGAGACTATCGCATTAGCCTTCTCAATTACTGAGGAAGCTATTGAAGATAACTTGTATGATCGTTTAGCAGGTCGTTACACAAAAGCGTTAGCACGTTCAATGGCTCAGACAAAGCAAATTAAAGCTGCGTCTATTTTGAACAACGCGTTTACTGCAGGAGCTTCTGCAGGTGGCGATGGAGTTGCTTTTATGAGTGCATCACATCCAACTATTAATGGAACTCAGAGTAACCTTCTTTCTGTAGCATCTGATTTAAATGAAACTTCACTTGAGCAAGCTTTGATTGACATTGCTGGTTTTCAAGATGAACGTGGACTTAAAATTGCTGTACGCGGCATGAAATTGATAATTCCAAAAGAATTACAGTTTGTTGCAGAGCGTGTGTTAAACAGTAACTTGAGACCGGGAACTGCAGATAATGATGCAAATGCTCTAAAGAACATGGGAATGTTACCAGAAGGCGCGGTAGTAAACCATTTCTTAACAGATACAGATGCATTCTTTATCAAAACAGATGCTCCAAACGGTCTTAAATATTTTAACAGAGCAACTATTAAAACAGCTATGGAAGGTGACTTTGACACTGGAAATATGCGTTTTAAAGCAAGAGAAAGATACAGCTTCGGTTTTTCAGACTGGCGTTGTCTTTTCGGAACACCTGGTGCTGCATAGCCTCCAAGCAAATTATTGCATCAGTTTTAAGGGCGGCACTTGCCGCCCTTCTTTTTTTGTGTATAATAGAACAAACCTGACAGTTACATTGTGTAGCTGACTATAGCCCATACAGGAGATTTACATGGCTAATACAACCTTTAAAGGAACCGTCCGAGCTGAAGGCGGCCTCCAACAAATAACAACAAACACTTCAACAGGCGCTGAAACAACCAATACAAGTATTGATTCTAGCGGTAATCTTTCCGTTGGTGGAACAACAGCATTAGCGGGTGCTTTAACAAGATTGACCCCACAAACAATTTTTAACTACAACTACATTACATGTTCCGCACCTATTGTTACAAGTCTGGGTAACTCAGGCGATGGTGTAATGGCAACCGAAGATAAATTTGGATTATTGTTTTTTGGACCAAATAACGAAATGTATCCAGCAACAGCAATTTCTATTGGTGCTTACACAGCAGCCGGAAAAACACCCCAATTAGATGGAACAGTACCAGCAACGGATACGGCTACAACGCAAGCAGGATTTGATATACAAATGGATACTGAATCAGCTGCAGCAACAGGACTAGAAATGGTTTTAGCCGGTGGTCCAATGGGTGGAAACAATAATGGTTTTACCATTGGCACACATTCAGGTTCTATTGAAGCAACCTTCAATACACCTGATTGGACTGACTATGATGCTTGTGGTATAGGCTTTAGAAAAGTTGAAGACTTTAATGATGGTCATGTACCCATTCTTGACGGAGCCGCAGCAGGTGACGGAATTTATACAGACTTTGCTGCATTTGGAGCAATGGGTGATACAAACATTGAAATCATGACTGATTTAAATAACTCAGGAACATCCACTTCAACAGACTGTGGTGCATCAGTACCAGTTGATGGTCAAAATTTAAGATTAAAAATAAATTTATCAGCAGCCGGTGTTGTAACTTATCAACTTGTTGTGAATGCCGTAGCAGGAGCAGGTACTTTAGCTGCCCCAGCAACAACAGCAGCATTTACTTTTGACGATGGTGATGTAGTAGTGCCTTACCTCTTTTCATCAAGTGACACAGCAGCAGCTGATGTACTTTGGTTAAAAGATGTTACAGTATCTCGTTCACCGGGAATTAGTTACGCAAACTAATCTATAGTGGGGGTTAATAGCCCCCACATTTTATAAGGAGAATGATATGGGTGTTTCAGACGTAAAAGTTGCTTTTATAAGTGATGAAGTAGCCGCAGACCCAAATGGCTTTTCAGCTTCAGCACAAGTTGCAAACAATGCTGCATTAGTTTTAGGAGGTGCATTAGCCGATGGCGGTGCAGTAACGCTTGGTTCCGCAAGAACAGTTTCAATCACTTCTGGCGGTGACGATAGTGGAATATCTTTTAATGTTGTCGGAACCGACTTAGATGGAGCTTCTTTAACTGAAAATATTACAGGGGCAGACACAGGAGCCGCAACAGGTTCTAGCTATTTTAAAACGATAGTCAGTGTTACGGCTGTAGGAGATCCTGCAGGAACAGTAATAGCCGGAACAACAGGTTCAGCAGCGGATATAATTTTTGGAGGCAGAACTCGTCTTAAAGGTTATTCTATTGTTTCTGGTGGTACCTCAGGTGTTATTCAGTTTGTTAATGGTGAGCCCAATGGTGGGGGTTCCGCATTATTTAAAGCAAGAACTATTGGTACAGACAATACTACGGTAGACAATACGATACCTTTAAATGGTATTGTATTTGAGGACGGTATGTACGTTGTCTATACAATAGCGACTGTAGACATGATGAGTTTTTTCTACGCATAGAGATGTAAATGGCAGAAAAAGGCACTATGAAAGGTCATACTATAGGCGGAGGTCAGAAGAGGCCTACCAAATCTGGTGCCGGAATGACTAAAAAGGGTGTTGCTAAGTATCGTAGAGATAATCCTGGAAGTAAGCTTAAAACAGCTGTAACAGGAAAAGTAAAGGCTGGAAGTGCGGCGGCAAAAAGAAGAAAGTCTTATTGCGCTAGGAGTGCAGGACAGATGAAGAAGTTTCCTAAAGCCGCTAAAGACCCCAATAGTCGTTTAAGACAAGCTAGAAAAAGGTGGAAGTGTTAAATGGCTACTATAAAAGAAAAAGATTTTTTGCATTCGTTAGATAAAAGAACCGCTATTTTAGAAGAAATTTTAATTAGACTAGAAAACAATCACCTAGCTCATATGCAAAAAGACCTTGATAAATTAGATTTTAAAGTCTGGGGTATTATTGGAGGTATTGCTATTCAGCTTGCCGCCACTATAATAGCCTTAGTTGTATTATACGGAGGTTAACATGAGTTTATACGCTAATATTCACAAAAAAAGAAAGCGAATCGCCTCTGGCTCTGGCGAATCAATGAGAAAAGTTGGATCAAAGGGAGCCCCAACAAAAGCAAATTTTGTTAAAGCAGCCAAAACGGCTAAAAAGAAACCAAAAAAGGTGTAACAAATGACCACATCTAATTCTACAGATTTTGAGCTGAACGCCGCAGAATACGTTGAAGAAGCTTTTGAGAGGTGTGGATTAGAAGTTCGCACAGGTTACGATTTAGCTACGGCTCGTAGATCTTTAAACTTAATGTTTGCGGAATGGGCTAATAGAGGTTTAAACCAATGGACCATTACTCAAAGAAGCCAAGCTTTAACGGCCGATGATAGAGAGTATTCTTTATCAACAGATGTGATTGACATTTTAAATGTCGTTGTAAGACGATCCAGCACAGACTATTCTTTAACAAGAATAAGTAGATCAGATGATCTAGCTATACCTACTAAGACTACAACGGGCCGACCTACCCAGTTTTTCCTAGACAGACAAGTGACCCCTAATTTAAAAATTTGGCCTACACCTGAAAACAGCACGGATGTTTTGTATTATGATGCTTTAACTAGAATAGAGGACGCGGATTCTCAAATTAACACAATGGACGTTCCGTTTAGGTTTTATCCTTGCCTAGCCGCAGGATTAGCGTATTATCTTTCTTTGAAAAAAGCACCACAAAGAACGCAGATGTTAAAAGCAATATACGAAGAAGAATTTGAAAGAGCTATGGGAGAAGACAGAGATCGTTCTAGCTTTTCTGTAACCCCTCATTACACTTATCTTAGGTCTAATTAATGAGTAAGTTTGCAAAAGGAACGAGCGCTTATGCCATATCAGATAGGTCTGGTATGAGGTATAAATATCGAGATATGAAAAAAGAATGGAATGGTCTTTTGGTAGGACCCGATGAATTTGAACCAAAACACCCTCAATTAGGTCCTTTCAAATCCGCAGCAGACCCTCAAGCTTTAAAAGATGCAAGACCTAGTCGAACAGAAACCGCGGTGGAAGTTCTTTTAAACCTTAATCCTTTTACATCCGGATCGGCCAGTTCTGGTATTATAACAGTACAAGAAATAAGTCATGGAAGAACTTCTGATGACACGGTAAGATTTAGAAAAGTGTATGGATTGGACGGTTTTACTAAAACCGTTATAGAACAAGCCGTAGGGTATACAATTACTGTTGTTACAACAGATACTTATACCTTTACAGCTAACGGAGAAACGGCAACCTCTGGTGGTGTTGTCGGTGGAGGTAGTCGCGCAACGGCAGGCCCCGTAACGGTGAGTGCATAAAATGAGTTACACATACGCAACCTTAAAAACAGCTATACAAGATTACACGGATAATACAGAATCTTCTTTTGTAACTAATCTACCTAATTTTATTAAAGCGGCGGAAGATCGAATATTTGAGGCGGTTGATTTAGAACTTTTTAGAAAAAATGTTACGTCAACCATGACGGCCTCAGATCAATACCTTTCAATACCGGAAGATTTACTAGCGGTGTTTTCTTTGCAGATTACAACGAGTGGCTCAGAAAGTTTTTTACTACAAAAAGATGTTAATTATTTAAGAGAATACACACCTAACGCTTCTACAACAGGTGTTCCTAAATACTATGCAGTGTTTAGCGTAGATCATTTTTTATTAGCCCCTGCCCCCGCGTCTAACTACACAGTTGAGTTACATTATTACTATAGACCAACAAGCTTAGTTGATACCGCAACTACAACATGGATGAGTGCAAACGCCCCTAACGTCCTTCTTTACGGATCGTTGTTTGAGGCGTATACTTTTATGAAGGGCGAACAAGATATTTTAGCTATTTATGAAAAACGATTTATGGATGGATTAGCTAGGTTAAAAGATCTTGGAGAAGCTAGAGAGAATTATGATGCTTACAGAACAGGATTACCTACTAGACCAAGGACTTAACAAATGGCGTTAGTTTTAAAAGATAGAGTCAAAGAAACAACCACAACTACAGGAACTACGAGCTACACATTAGCCGGTGCAGAAAATGGTTTTGAAGCGTTTTCCTCTGTAGGAGATGGCAATACCACTTACTATTGTTGCACTGATGGGGTTGATTTTGAGGTTGGTATTGGTACTTATACCTTATCTGGCACAGTGTTAGCCAGAACGGCTATCTTACAATCAAGCAATAGCGATTCTGCCTTTAGTTGGGCGAATGGAACTAGAACGATTTTCTGTACTCAGCCAGCTGAAAAAGCTGTGTTTCTTGATGCAAGTGGCAATATGCCAATTACCAACAGTGCAACCATTGGAGGTTCGTTAACCGTTACTGGTGATATAACTATCGGTGATGGTGAAACTATAGGATCATCCAGTGATCCAGATGCTATAACAATAGAAGCTGATGGTGACATTGTAATATCACAAGATTTAGCTGTATCGGGAACTTTAGGTGCTACTGGGAATGTAACTTTAGGTGCTCTACTTATTATGCCCGATGTTACTTCTGCCAAGATATTAGTAGCTGACGGAACTAGTTACCAGGAAGTAGCGGTAAGTGGTGATGTTACTATTGCAAACACTGGTGCAGTTACGATTGGTAGTGGTGTTGTAGAAACGGGAATGATAGCGGCAGATGCTATAACAGCAGGATTGATAGGTGACAACGTAATCAATTCGGAGCATTATGCAGCAGCAAGTATTGATAATGAACATCTAGCCGATGATGCAGTCGGTGCAGATGAGTTAGCGGCAAACGCTGTAGTAACGGCTTCTATTGTGGATGACAATGTTACGACTGCTAAAATTGCAGACGATAATGTTACGACTGCTAAAATTGCAGATGCTAATGTTACAACTGCTAAAATTGCAGATGCTAATGTTACAACTGCTAAAATTACAGATGGTAATGTTACA